GGAATTGAGTGAAGAACTAACAGGCCTGCGTAGTGATGCCATGTTGACCAATGCCAGCACACGTGATATCCGCAAGGACATTGACAACACTAGTCTGCGTGTTAGCATGATTGGTAAGAAGGCCGGTAACTATCAAATCAAAGCCCTGCCAGCACAGAGTAACGTAAACGACATTCGCAGTTACTTGAAAGAATATCAAATACAAACAGGCAAACGGGTTGACTTTGTCATGATCGACTATTTGGACTTGGTCATGCCAGTTAGTGCCAAGGTCAGCCCCAATGACCTGTTTGTCAAAGACAAGTACGTGTCAGAAGAACTACGCAACTTGGCCAAGGAGCTGGGCATCTTAATGGTAACAGCATCGCAGCTTAACCGATCAGCTGTGGAAGAAGTTGAATTTAACCACAGTCATATCTCGGGCGGTATCAGTAAAATTAACACAGCAGATAATGTGTTTGGTATTTTGACAAGTCGTGCTATGAAAGAACGTGGACGTTATCAAATCCAGTGTTTGAAATCGCGTAGTTCAACAGGTGTTGATCAAAAGATTGACCTTGAGTACAACATCGAAACCATGCGTATCAGTGATCCAGGATTAGATGCAGCACAGGGCAGTGGACCACCTAGTGTTGCTAACATCATGAGCAAGATCAAAGGAACTGCCACAGAAGAAGGCGAAGGTCCAGCACAGTTTGAACGGGCACAGCCCAAGGCAGGATTTAATCTTGAGACCCCGCAGCCACGTGCTACAGGCGAAGCACAGAGTGCCAAACTCAAGAGTATGATTGCAGGATTGAAAAAGTCAAATGACTAATATACATTGTCCCATGATTCATGGTGGACTGCAAATTGATTTAAAAAAGTCTTCGACTGGCATTTCGGTAAACAACTGTTGCCTAAGAAAAGACTTTGCTAACACCTTCGAGGAAAATGTTTGGAACAGTAAATCTCTAATACCCTTGCGAGAGCTAAATTCTAAAAATCATTGGGATCCGGGCTGTTGGACTTGCCAGGGCAATGAACTAGCAGGTATGGAAAGTTTTCGTACTGGCATGTTGAACAAATTTGGCCAAAGAACAAATTTAACCGGACCAACACGTTTGGATCTAATGTTTGACATAGGCTGTAATCTAGCTTGTCGCATCTGTAATCCTGGGTCCAGTACATTTTGGCAACGCCACCTCAAAGAAAATAAAATTGCATTCACAGCCCCGTCAGAGGGTTCCAGAGCAGATGACATGATCGAGATACTGAGAAAACTAGATCTCAGTAATCTAGAGATGGTGGTATTCTGTGGTGGAGAAACACTATTGGGGCAAGGATACTGGCGAGTTGCTGAAGCACTTGCAGAATTAGCGCCTAGTGAACAGGTGACTCTGTGTTTTCAAACAAATGGAACTCAGTCTATTGCTGAACGCAACTATAAAACAATTGAACGATTCCAATTAGTCAAGCTACATATTAGCCTAGATGGTATTGGAGAAAGATTTGAATACATGCGTTGGCCTGCAAACTGGCAGCAGGTAGTTGATAATATCAATCAACTTAGAGATAATTTACCAACTAACGTAATGTTTTTAATTGAAGAAACCATCAGTATTTTTAACCTCTACTACCAACATGAATTAGATCAGTGGGTCAAGAACAATTATAGCGCCAATAGACTAGGCGATATAGTTAATCATACCAGACACGTTGCTGCCGACAGATTTACACTAGATCTTTTATCTCAAGAATATGTAGATGCAATTTCCAATACGCCATTAATTAATCTAGTACATCCTAAATGGCAAGAACAACCACAGGCCATACAATCAATGCTTAAAGAAATAAACAAATTTGATTCTATTAGGAATCAAAACTGGAACAGGGTGTTTCCTGAAGTGGCTCAATTTTATAAAAGATTTGCCACTTCGGGCATATAATCCTTTAGTTGTATTTTCTTTAATTGATCTTGTCTGTCTACTTCGGATAAAAAATTCTGATACTGTTCATTAGTATTTGACGCTCGCTGGTTAACCCCTGGTCTTCCATTCGCCAACAGGTGCTGCAAGCTGCATGTCGTTTTCCTTGACTAATTGAAGATCTGATATCAATTATACTGGCGCCAGGAGCAATGCGACAACAAAAAATGTTTTTATCTGGATAGCTAAACTCAGTTTCCAACGAAAAGTAAGGCAAAACACAATAGTAATTGTTCATAATAATATTTACTGAATGGTACTGTTACCATAATTAAATTAGACAACATAAATATACAATAGATTGGAGTAAATCTTGCAAAAGCAGACCCGTAGCATTTTAGAAGAATTATCCAGCATGGGCTTGCAAAGGGACAAAAACAGTCTCATTGAAAGTCGTGCCACCAATGTCATCGCAAGTGCTATCAACCTCATGAATCACATACGTGAGAACTATGATGCCGAAACTGCCGATGATCTAGAACGTAGATTATTGAACAGCATACGGGCGCAGGATCCAACTAAATTTACACGTGGAATACGGAGAACACGCTCAAATGAAAATAACTGACCTACAGGTCCCAACAAAATTTAAAATCTTAGAATCGCGCCAATATCTTTACGAGGGTCTAGACCGTAGTACTGCACATAACATGATGTTATGGGAAGGTGTTGGCAATCGCCTTGTAGAATATGCACTAACTCCAGATCAGATCAACAAGATTTTCCAAGATGCCGAAGCTGGTATGTCCGGGCAAGGTGCGAACCGCACAATGCTGGGCAAGGGTGTTGATGTTGCCAAGACAGGCGTTGAGGCAACAAAAGAAGTTAATGCGGCCTGGGAAGACTTAAAAACTAAAATTTCCAACTCGGGTCCAATCAAGGGATTTGATCAGAAAGTCAGTGATGTATTGAGCAAGATTGGTGTGGGCTCCAAAGATCCGCAGTTCCAAGGCTTAGTCAGTAACTGGGTACAAAAATATCGTGACTTTGCCACACAACATCCCATCATTCAAGGTGCTGTGTATGCTACCTTGATCGCTGTGGCTGGTTTAAGCGGTGCTGGTGTTGCTGGTGCAGCAGGCCTGGGCTTGTTAAAAATGGCCGACAAACTATTACAAGGCGAGCGCTTTAGTAGTGCAGCCTATAGTGGAGCTAAAACTGGTGCTTTGGCTTACGGTGTTGGGCAAGCCAAACAAGCATACCAAGCTCACCAAGCAGCAGCAAACGGACAAGGGCTCCCAGCCCATCCAAGCGCAGCCAGTGACTACAACGGAACTGCTAACGGCCCAGATGGTAGCAACGTTACACCGCCAGTGGGTCCCGACAATGCCACTGCTCCAGTTGCGCCTGGCAATGTTCCCGGTGCCGACGCTGTGGGCGCTACAGGTGGCAATCTTGGCGGCGGCGATTATACAGTAATGAAAGGCGACAGCCTGGGCAGTATTGCACAAGCACAAGGAATACCCGATGCAGACTTGCAAGGTCTAAACCCTCAAATCAACTTTGCCAAACCTCTACAGCCAGGCATGACCATTAACTTGCCGCCAGCTGGAGACAACGCAGGTAGTGTGTGGCAAGGTTATCAAGGCGGTAACTACGGTGATGCCGCAGGTGCTGCTCATAAAGCAGCTGGGCAAGCTGCAAGTGCAGCCACTCAACAAACTGATACAGCAACACAAGCAGCAGGTGCAGCCACTCAACAAACTGATACAGCAACACAAGCAGCAGGTGCAGCCACTCAACAAACTGATACAGCAACACAAGCAGCTGGTAAAGCAGCAGGTGCAATTCGTAATCAAGCAGATTTAGATAACTATGTTCAAAAGAGCATTGATGCTGGAACTACTCCAACCACCCCTATCACTAGCGGGCCTGACCTCAGCGGGTTTACAGAAGTAACTCCACAAGGCGGTGATGTTACTACGCAACTTAAAAATTTAGTTGCCAAAGGATATCAAGTTGCACGAAGTCAAGTCAATCCCAGTGAGATTACTATTACTGATGCCAGTGGCAACTTGGTGCAACAGTTCAATCCAGGCAATCCATTCATGGCCAGTAGATTGGCTGCGGCAGCAAATGGTGTTAATTTGCGTGAATCGTTTATTGATACACGCCAAACAGCACGAGCATGGTTATTGCGCGAGAGTCTAGGTCGCCCACGTGGTGGTGTTGCGCTTACAGAAATGGCCATTGCAAACATATTGTACGAGGCCGGCGAAGCAGTTGATGCCGCAGCCGCAGGTGCAGCACCAGCCGCAACAGAGCCAAAAAAGCCCGGCGCACTTCAGCGTATTGGTAACTGGTTCAAACAAAAAGGCAGCAATCTTACTAACAAAGTCACAGCAGACAAATTGAAACAGGCCTGGATCAAACAAAAGATGCCTGATGACAGTGAAGAAATTGCCAAAATACTAACAGATGCCGGTGTTGGCAAAGCCATCATCAGCAATATCTTTAAAGGTATGGGCATTCCCTCAGCAGCACAAACTGGTGCTGGAGCGGCACAGCCCGACTCACAGACGCAGTCTCCTCAAAGTTCACAACAGTTTGCTCCGCAATCGCAAACTAGACAATCTGGCGGAACTGGCACTCAAGCACCTGCTGCCTCAACTGTACAGGCACAGCAGGCTGCTCAGTCACAAACACCAGTACCAGCTGATTCAACTGCACAAGATTCTAATGCGGGTACAGGAATAGCTAACGCAGTGAGCAAAGCAGGCGGAGCAATTGATTCTGTCACAGCAGCAATGAAGCGTGGTCAAGGCATGGGCGCAACCGGACAAAGTTTGGCAGCGCCATCAACAAAACAAGGTACTGAAATGATTGATCCAAATCGTCATGTCATGTATGATAAAAGTGGTCGTGCATATACATACACTAAGAAAAACGGTAAATGGGTAGATGCTCAGGGTGGCGAAGTTCCTCCAGCATTTGCTGCAAGTATTGAAGCACAAATTAAACAAAAACAAACCGATGCTTTGAACAAACAAAAAGCTGGCCCGGGAGTTGATGCAGATGCTATGGCAGCTCGACGAGCTGCTGGTGCAAAATCTGCTGCCGGTGCTATGAAAGCATCTAATGGCACCGCTGCAAAAACACAGTCTACGCAGGCCGGAGCCGACGCAGCAAAAAGAATCAACAATACAACTCCTGGTGAACTAACAGCCCACGGTGCTGGTACTACTGGTACACAAACTTACAACAAAGGCATTCAAGCGTTCCCTAAAAACGATCCCACAAAAGCAACACAGCCAATGGCAACTGCCAACAATGCTAACGCTACGGCAGAACCAAAAGAGCCAACATTGAATCCTGAACCGCAAGCACAGGCAAAACCAGCAGCTACTAGTTTTGCTGGTAATCAGAATGCTGGTTACGGTAAAGCAACATACAATATACCAACAGGGGCAACTGCACCAACTGCAAAGGCGGCAGTTCCGCCAAAAGCCCCATCAACTACTCCAACACAGTTGACTCCTGCACAACAGCAACAACAAGCAGCGTTAAAAGCAAAATTGAGTACTAATCAAGGTATTGCAGCTCAAACTGGTACGGGTATGAAGCGTATGGTGAATAAAGCCAAGAAACAAGGTATTGCTACAGCAGAAAGCAAAGACTTTGGTGCCATGTTGTGGAAACAAATGAGAGACGGCAAATGAAGTTACTAGAAGGCGGCAACGTATTCAAGCACGAGGACAAGACTCCGGCCACACAGCGCATTAATCGTATTGATGTGCCCACCACTGTCAAATGGCTAGAACAGGTCACTGGCTTGAGTCTCATGGACACCATGGTGGGCAGTACAGGCAAACGTGAAACCAGTGGCGACATTGATCTTGCACTCGACGCCAAACTGATTACCAAAGACGCTGTAATGGGCACCTTGGTCAATTGGTGCAAACAACAGGGCATACCCGAAGATCAAATTGTAAACCGTAAGGCCAAGGGCGGCAAGCCTGCACAGTTAGATGGCTGGATTGATCAAACCGGAATTGAAATACATTTCAAATGCCCCATCAACGGCGACGCCAAACAGGGATTGGTACAAGTAGACTTCAACTTCTTGAACGACTTGAAGTGGAGCCGGTTCATGCTTGCAGCCATGCCCGATGGCAGTGCCTTCAAAGGTGTTGACCGTGCTGTACTATTCAACAGCATTGGTAAAGTACTGGGCGTCAAAGTCAATGTCAACAGCGGAGTACATGACCGAGCCACCAACGAACTGGTCACCAATGATCCTGCCAAGTTGGCTCACTTGTTAATTGGATCTACAGGCACAGTGGGAGACCTAGCCGGAGTAGAAAGCACCATTGCAGCACTACGCAATGATCCCAATCGTGATGCCAAGCTACATGATTTTGCCAACTATTTGAAGACTTCGGGACGTGAAATGCCCACACTGGAAGCCAGCGCACATCCCAATAATTGGTTCCGTTACATCAACCAAAGGCTAAAATAATGCTGCTTGAATTTGTACAATACTTGACTGAGGCAGCACGTACTCCGCACCCTGAAGACTTTATCTTTAGCGGCAGCGAAAGTGCCATGGATGCCATCAACGGTATTGTAAGTGCCATTGACCGCCCGCAAACAGTCACCATCAAGTGGGACGGATCGCCTGCCATAGTGTTTGGACGTAGAACAAGTGATGGTAAGTTTACCATGAACTATAAAGAGTATATTGGCGTGCCCGGCGGCCAAGTTACTACGGCGCAAGAACTGTTGGATTTTTACGTCAAAAACGGCAAAAACATAGAGGTAGCACGTAAATTGGCCTCGGCTTTTAACGCTGTAGGGTCAATTTGTCCCGCAACGTTCCGTGGCTTTGTACAAGGCGATTTGATGTGGACCGAACCCTTACAGCCCGTTGCAGGCAAGTTTGTGTTCAAGCCCAACCCACACGGAGTTACTTATAAAGTGCCAGTTGATAGCGAAGTAGGCAAACGGATTGCAGGACGACAAGTGGGCATTGCGGTACACAGCATGGGCACAGATGTAGAGAACAACAAAGAAACTCCCTTGGTGGGACGCCACAGCATGAATGGACTAGAGGGCTTGGCTGACAGCACACAGTGGTGTACAGTTTTTACAGGCAACATGGGCATCACGTTCAAGATGAAACGCCCTGTCAAAGTTGAAAACGCAGCCCGTGCAGCAGTCAAACGATTTGCAGCTCTAGGCGGCGATGACTTTCTTGGCAGTATTACAGGAAGCAGCAAGGCAACTCTACAGACTTACTACAATCGCAAGGTGACAGGGCAAGCAGTTGGGCCCGAATGGCTGGAAAGCAAACTGAGCCGCCCACAGTATACTGTGATTGCTAGTGATGAAAATAAACCCGTTATACAGGCATTAGATGCTGTGTACAGTGCGATAACCACGCTGAAAATGGCGGTTCTAGAACAACTAGAGCCACAAGTTGGCAGCATAGAGCAGTATGTTGGAGACACGCCCAAGGGCGAGGGATTTAACATTGATACTCCCAGTGGCTTTATCAAGTTGGTAAACCGTGGGGTATTTTCAGCGGCAAACTTCGCAGGAAGAGCCTAGTATTTTAGCGCAAGAGCTAAATAAAAATATGCAGCCTAATGGCTCATTTAAATAAAAGGAAAATAAAATGGCAGTATTTACACGTATTAATGGCGACGCAGCAGGCGTTGTACAAGTTGACGCAGGTCGTGCGTTTGC